TGGCGACCCCGCCGACGCTCACCACCAGCGTATCGGCGCGCGGCCGGGTGATTGCGCGCACCTGCGGTTCGGAGCCGCCGCCATAGAGCTTCACCAGCTGGAAATCCGCCTTGAAGCCGTCACCCAGTCCGAGCAGCTGGTCGAGCCGTGTGGGCGTTCCGGCCATGCCGTTCGAGCTGTTGTCGAAGGGGTCCATCAGCCGGAAGCCGCGGGCTGGACCGCGCCGAGCGCGGAAGAAGGCGATGAGATCGGCCAGTTCGGTCTCCGAGCGGATCCCCGGGCCGACATCGAAATGCAGCCTCGAGTCCGACCACAGCGAATTGCGCCGCTCGTGCCCCGAAGCGGTCACCGTGATCGAGGTCGAGAATTCGGGCGCGACCGAGGCGCTCCGGCCGAGCGCGAAGGGGTAGAGCACGTCGTCGAAGGGGTCCATGGCTAGCTCCGAGGAAGGGGGGAGGCGCGTGTATCCGTCGCGGCTGACCTGCGGCAGCGCCCAGACATAGCGCCGCGCGATGCCGCGGGTTGCGGCCTCGTCGATCCCGGCGTCGATGCGCGCCCAGAAGGTCTCGGCATTGGCGGGATCGAGGACGAAGCCGGCGAGGTAGTCCTGAACTTCGATCGGATAGCCGAGCCGGTTGTTAACGAAGCTGTAGGCCGCGCGCCGCAGCGCATCGGCGCCGGTGGTGAGCCAGTCGTAATCCTCGAGCTGCAACCGGTCGAAAGCCGGGAAGGCCCACCCGGTCGGCAGGTTGGCACGGTAGAGTTCGGGCATGCTGGTCGACAGGATCGTCGGCGTGAAGGCGAGCAGCGACACCTCGGACGGGCCCTGCGCCGCGGCGCGCACCGCTGCGGTCAGCGCTGCGGTCGATTGCGCCAGCAACACGCCGGCCGCATCGAGCAGGGCCTTGGCGGCATCGCTGAGCGGGGCGGTGATGTCGTTGATCACCACCGGGTTGCCGCCAAGCGCGGCCTTGGAGGTGAAGTCGTAGAGACAGATCTGGCGATCGGGGGTGACCCACCACCACGGCTCGCCGATCTGGAAGCGGACCGGCTGCCCGGCAGCGCGCAGCAGCGCGACAAAGGCGGCGGCGGCACCGGCCAGCCACGTCCGCACGGCCGGATGCGCGGGCGAGAGCAGGGTCGAGGGCGGCACATAGGCTGTGAGCGCTACCGTGCCGTTAGCGGCGCGCTGCTTCCAGCCTGAAATGCAATAGGAATCGAACAGCTCGTAGGATAGCGAGACGATCACCTCGAGCGCGGCTGCCTTGGCCTGTCCGAGGAAATTGCCGTGCCATGCAGCTGCAGGCGTGCACAGCGCGCCGGTGGTATCGACCTTGAACGTACCATCGCCCTGCCGCGCGAGCCGCATGAAGTGGCTCATCCCGACATAGTGGACAATATCGTCGCGGTAGCCGAGCCCGGTGATTGTGCGCAGCAGACGCGCCGGAGTCTGGTTGTAGGCATCATCATAGGCGGTCGCCATGCGCTCGCCGTGCGGGGGAACGAGCACGTCGCCCAGCTCCACCATGGCCCGCGCGCCCTCGGCGCGGATGGCCGACATGGTCACCGAACCGTTGAACCGCGTCGCAAGCGGCAGCGTGCTGCCCTCGACGAAGCCGGGGGAGGTCAGCGAGATGAACATGCGGTCGATGTCGCCTGCGAAGATCCGCTCGCCGGGCAAGGTGTAGCCGTTTTGCAGCTTCGACAGGGGCAGGCTGATCTGCGCATCGGTGGGCGTGCCGACCGCGTAGTTCCACAAGCGGATATACCAGACCCGGGGCAGCCCTGCGGCATCGCGGCCTTCGATCGTCAGGGTCGGCCCGTTGGGCAGGTCGAGCGCGATCACGCCGGTCGATTGCCAGCGGAAGCTCAATGTCGTGTTGCGATAATCGCGGTCCGTCGCATAGGCGAGCAGCGGGTGGTCGAGCGTGTCGGCACTCTCCCAGATCAGCCCGACGATATCGCCCGCCGTGTGCAGTTCGAGGTCGACCCGCAGCGCATCGGGCGCGGTGGTGATCACCGAGGCCATCGCGGGGCGCGGGAAGTTCACGGTCCAGAAGCGCGGATCGAAGCGCTGCATGGGGGTGCTTTCCTGCGCGCGGCGTTCGCGGGCGAGCCAGAATGCCATCGGGGTGCTCCTTGCTCAGGCCTGTTGCAGCGCGCGGCGTACCGCGCTCGCGATCTGGCGCGAGGAGCGCTGCATCGCGGTGGGCGCGGCCTGGCCGCGCGGCACAGCAACCTGGATCGCGACGCTGACATTGCGTCCCGCGCCGGCCACGGGGCTGGCTTCGACGCGCCCGGAGGTCGTCGGCACGAACACCTCGGGCCCGCGCTCGCCGACCAAGAAGGCCCGGCCCGGGGAGACCGGGCCGCCGGTGGCGCGCCCCGGCAGGCCGAAGAGCGCGCCGATCGTGTTGCCGAGCAGGCTGCCGAGCCCGCCACCGCCGCCGCCGCCGCTGCCGCCGAACAGGCTGCCGATCCCCGCCTGCAGCGAAAAGGCGGCGATTTCCGACAGCGCGCTGAAGGCGACCCGCTTGAGGTCGTCGAAGCCGAGGCTCCCGCGCCGGAGCGCACCCAGGAGCCCGCGTTCGAGCACCGCGCCCGCCCGGCCGAAGCCGTCGGTCAGCGATCCGTCGAGCGTGCGGCGCATGGCTTCGACATCGCTGGCAAAACCATCGGTCCTCGCGCGCACGTCGATCACCAGTTCGTCGAAATTGTCATTCATCGGCGTCGCGCTCCATCATGCGGGCGATTGCCTCGCGGCTTGGCGGGGGAAGGGCGGAGAGATCGTCGGGAGAGGTGAGCGCGGTGGCCAGTTCGGCCGGGGTGGCAGCCCAGAATTCGGCCGGTCGCCACCCGAGCGCCTGCGCGGCGAGCCCCGCCCAGCGCAGGGCCGCCTCGCCGAACGGGCCGCTCATGCCTCGCCCTGGAGCACCTGGGCGAGCACCGCACGCACCGGCACGGTGGCCCCGACCAGCCCCATGGCCAGCACCGCCTGTCCGACCGCAGCCCGTTCGGGACGGTGTTCGGTGGGCAGGCAGTGCCACAGCAGCGCGGTCATGTCGGTGAGTGTCAGTCCGCCCGCCGCCGCGCGCTCGACCAGCGCGAAGAGCGAGCCGAGTTCGGCCTCGGCCAACACCAGGTTCTCGAAGCTCGGGCGCAGCACATGGGTGACGCCCGCCACCGCGAGCGTGGCCTCGCCGCGCAAGGGATTGGCGCTGCGCGTCACGAGGCCACCACCGGCCCGGAGCTTTCGAGCTGCAGCGTGTAGCTGCGCTCGCCGTTGAAATCGCCGGCATAGTCGAGCCGCTGGACCAGGAACTTGCCGCGCAGCTTGGCCCCGTCCTCGAACGACAGCTCGTAATCGTCGAGCGTCCCGTCGAGCGCGCGGGTGCGCACGGTGTTTTCGGCCGTGCTGCCCAGAAAGATGCCGGCCGCGCTCACCGAGACCGAGCGCGTGCCTGCCCCCGACAGGATGTCGCGCCATCCCCCCGATTGCTTGTGGGTGACGACCACAGTGTCGCCGTTGATCGACAGCTGCGTGGTCCTGAGGCCTGCGATGGTCTGGTAGACCGCAGGCGTCGCGCCGTCGGTGATCTTGAGCAGGAAGGCGGCGCCGGATTGTGCGGGCATGGGGGTCACTCCGTCAAAGGGGTTCGAAGATGCGGAAGCGGTATTCGAGCAGCGCAGCCCGAAGATTGTCGGCGCGCGCCTCGCTGCGCGAGCGCAGGAAGCGGATCGAGGCGAGATCGAAGCCGGGTTGGAACGGCGGCAGATCGAGCACGCGGCGTTCGATTGCGCCAAGCAGCGGAGCGTCCTCGGCAGCCGCATCGGTGCGGCTTTCGAGCTCGAGCGCGATGCGCACCTCGCGCCCGGCGCGGTCCTTGGTGCCCCAGTCGATCGACGCGCTGGCGGCGATGCCGAGCCACGGCGGGGTGATGGAGAGCGGCGCCTCCTCCTCGATCGCATTGATCGCGGCGAGCGCCGGGTCGGCACGCAGCCATTCGATCAGCGCGGCGCGCAGGTCATTTTCCATCGCGAGACGCTCCGGTGAAATCGGGCCACAGGTCTGCGGCCGAGTGCCAGTCGATCGGCGCGCGGGGGCCCCGGCGGACGCGGGTGGCAGTGCGGGCGAGCGCAAGCCGCGCCGCGCGGGCGGTGAGGCGCCGGATAAGCGCAGCGGACTGCGAGCGGAACGCGATCATCCCAGCCGCACCTCGCGCCACGGTCGCCACAGGGCGGTGACGCTGGCGGGCGGGACGGCAGACGCCTTGCCCTCGCGGTCGCGGAAATGGAACGCGGCGAGCCGCACGATGCCGTGGCGCAGGGGTGCGGGCAGCGCGTTCCAGTCGGCTGCGATCCCGACCACCATCTCCACCGCCAGGCCGCGACCCTCAAAGGGGCGCAGCAGCCGGATGCAGGCGCTGTGGCCGATCCGCCATTCGAGCGCATCGCCGCTCAAGGCAAGCGGCGTGCGCGTGCCGTCCTGTGCGATCACCGCTGCTGCGGTGATGTCCTGCACCGGGCGCGAGGCGAGTTCCTGCCAGTCGCCGGCGAGCAAGGCGGTCTCCTCGACCGTCTGTCTCAGCGGTGCCTTGCCGGTGAAGGCCTCGCAGATCGCAAGGCTGGTCGCGAGCAGCTGTTTCAGCGTCTCGTCTTCGTTGGGGCGGGTGATGCCGAGCCAGTGCTTGAGTTCCGCCAGCGCAGCATCGCCGGGCACCGGGGGCTGCACGATTGTCCGCTGCATCGCGGGTTCTCCCGATTGAGTGATCCACAAGAAGTGCGCCCGCATCGCGGCATTCAGGCGGGAGGAACGGCCTGAGGCGATGCGGGCGCGAGAACCCGGCAGCGGCGCGAAGGGGGCACGCGCGGCTGCCGGGGAGCAGGGGGCCTCAGGCCTCGATCTTGAGCAGCTTGATCGCCGCCGAATCGAGCACCTTCCCGCCGAGACGCTTCGTCGAATAGAAGTGGACGAAGGGCTTGTTGCTGAAGGGATCGCGCAGGATCCGCGTCGCGCTGCGCTCGGCGATCAGATAGCCGTTGCGGAAGTTCCCGAAGGCGATCGGGTAGGCCGCACCGGCAACATCGGGCATGTCCTCGGCCTCGATCACCGGATAGCCGAGCAGGCGGTTGGGCTGGCCTTCGACCATGCCCGGCTGCCACAGGAACGCGCCGTCGGCCGTCTTGAGCTTGCGCACCGCGGCGAGCGTGGTCGAATTCATCACGAACACCGCGCCCTGGCGATGGCCCGGCCGCAGCGCGTGGATGAGGTCGATCAGCTTGGTGTCGAGCGCGGAGCCGAGCCCGGTGGCGCTGCCCGTGCCGATATACTGCATCGTCCCGAAGGCGCGCACGCCGTCCTCGGCGGTCGACTTGGTGCCGTTGATGAAGCCTTCGGGCTGGTTGACGCCCGTGCCCTTGACGAAGGCCGCGCCCTCGGCGCGGGCGAATTCGGTCGCGATCTCGTTCGCCAGCCAGCTTTCGAGATCGAAGCCGACATCGTCGAGCATTGCCTGGCTCGCCGCCGGATTGGCGTAGAGATCGCCGCTCGGCGGAGCGATTTCGGCG